AGAACTTGATCATCTAGCAGACAAGGCAGAAAAAGCCTATGATGACCTAATGGATCTTGGAATGAATGTTGAAGTTCGATATTCTGGACGAATTTTTGAAGTAGCATCAAGCATGCTAGGCAATGCTATTACAGCTAAAACTGCTAAACTAGATAAAAAACTTAAATCAGTAGATCTACAGCTTAAGAAACTTAAAATGGATAAAGATTCGCCTGAGGATCCAAATGATATTGTAAATGGTACTGGTTATGTAATTACAGATCGCAACGAACTACTTAAGAAATTGGGTCAAAAGGACTAAATATTATACTATGAAGACATTTAAAGAATACCTTACAGAAAGCAAAAAAGTCTATAACTTTAAGATCAAAGTTGCTGGTGATTTACCGGAAAATTTTGAGAAAAATCTAAAAGAAAAATTAGATCGTTGCAAAGTTGCTACATTTCAAAAAGTAACTGAAACTCCGATTCAAGCACTACCTTTAGATTTTCCAGATCATCCAAACATGCTAGTTACTATTTGGGAAGTAATATGTGAATATCCAATTACTGCTCCTGAGATTGTTAATGATATTAGAGAGACAGGTCTTCCAGAATCATGCTTCCGTGTTCGCGGCGCTAATGAGCCCAGTGAACAAGAACAAATTTTAGCACAAGTTGAACCAAGCGGTGAATCTATATTAAACGATGTTCAACTTAAAGATGCTCCAAAAGTTAATCATAAAGATTATTTTGGTGATGACTTCAACAAGGGCTTCTTAAAAGATTTAGCGAAGGCAGCTAAAGAGCGAGTAAAAGATGGTGGGCAGGTTGAATATAAACTGCCTAAGGCGAAACAAGATAAAGCAGGTGCAAAAAGCGCCATAGGGAGTTAATATGAATTTTCAAGAATTATTATCTAAAATGGTGGAACTAGATCAACCGGTTCCCGAAGCAACTATTCAACAAGCAGCAACAGTTTTAGATGAACCAGCGCAAGAAGGCAATGAATTCAGTGGCGCATTGGCTAAAGCTAAAGAAGCTGGGCAGGACAAATTTGAAGTTGATGGCAAACAGTACCAAGTCAAAGAAGATGGTACCGTAGAAGAATGTCCATCAGATATGTCGCCACCAAGTCCAGAAGGACACGATGACGGCCCAAAACCAACAGTGAGCATTAACTTAAATGCTCAAGGAATTGACGACATTGCAGAATTAATGAATTTAATGACTAAAGTTAATCCAGATATGATTAACCAAAAAGAACCAGAGTCAATGCCAAGTATCGATATTATTCCATCGGGTGCAATGTCAAACGATCGTCCTGAACTTCCACCATTAAAAATGTTGCCAGACTTTGATGCAGACAACGATAACAAACCAGGTGGTGATATGGATAGTAGCCCTATGCAAAAAGCAATGGGTGACGTTGACGGCGATGGAGATCATGACATGGATGACCATGACGCTGAAGAAAAACCAAAAGAAAAAGAAGAAGCATACGCTAATGAACCAGACGAAGAAACAAAAAGCGTCGACTATATGAATAATAAATTAGCAGGCGGAATGAACAAACCAAAACAAATGGTTAAACATAGCTACAAACAAGGTGACAACCCTATGGCAATGCCAGAAGGTGACTTACGTGCATCGATCCGCGCAGAGTTATTACAAAGATTAGCAGAAGCTAAAGGAGCAAAATAATGGCATCAGGATTTCAACAAAACGAAAATCAACTAACCCCCGGTTTATATCGTGTGGTAATTGATCTTACATCAAGTTATTCCAGCACAGCAGCTGATACAGATGCAGGCAGTGTAGAAACCAGAGATTCTAATGCGTTCGCTACATTGCCTACTACGCTGGCTAACGGTCAACGCAGAGCCAGAGGCAATCTACGCTGGCAAGGTATTATAGAAGCACTAGGCATAGGAGGAGATTTTAGAATCTTAGATATAGAAGAACTAGAATCAGACGCAAGTGTATTAGACGTCGCCGATGATGTAACAACCAATCTTAAATTCACAGTCCAATATGATAGAGATGCATTTGTGTTGGGAGCTGTACAGAATTTCCTCATAAAAGAAGGCAGAACCACAGGTGGTGTTGCTAAAAATTCAGATCACGAAACACTAGGCAGTGCTACTACTTGCAGCACAACTGCGTTGGCTATTGAAGAATTAGTAGTGCGCGGTATTACCAAAGGCTATCAAGATTATGTGACCAATGTTAGCACAGCGGTAGGCTCCGGTGACATATTCAAAAGAAGTTACAGAGTGTATGACGGCTTTTCAGACGCTGAAACACAAGAAGTGTTGACAGTGAAAGCTCCTGTTACACCAAAAGTAGCCCATACAGATGTCACAGTTACCAATATTGACGGTACTACTTTGCCAACAACATAATAGAATTACAAATCCAAATAGGCTCTCCGGAGCCTATTTTTTTCAGTAAATAACAGTATGGCAAAAAGTCTCGACGGTAATTTAATTAAAAAAGCTCATCAACCTCAAAAATACACACTTGAGGAGATCAAGCATCTAGAAGCCTGTATGGACCCGGTTACAGGTCCATTATACTTCTGTAAAAACTTCTTAAAGATACAACATCCTGTTCGCGGAGCAATTAAGTTTGAACCGTACGAATACCAAGAAAGATTATTATTAGCGTATCACGATCACAAACAAACAGTAGCTATGTTGCCACGCCAGATGGGCAAGACTACCTGTGCTACAGGCTATTTGCTTTGGTATACCATGTTTGTGCCAGAATCGCAGGTACTAATCGCTGCTCACAAATACGAAGGTGCGCAGGACATTATGAATCGTTACCGTTTTGGGTACGAAAACATTCCCGACTTTATCCGTGCAGGAGTTTATACATATAATAGAAACAGTATAGAATATGATAACGGATCTCGTATACAAGCAACCACTACAACAGAAAATACAGGTCGTGGTAAATCTCTTTCATTGATCTACTGTGATGAGTTCGCATTCGTGCAGCCACCAGAGAAAGCCAAAGAGTTTTGGACTGCATTGAGTCCAACACTATCAACCGGCGGTAAATGTATTATTACATCAACACCAAATAGCGATGAAGATCAGTTTGCAATGATCTGGACTGAGGCTAACAAACGCTTTGACGAATTTGGTAACGAACAAGAGGAAGGCGTAAATGGATTCTTCCCATATTTCGCTCATTGGAACGAACATCCAGATCGTGACGAGAAATGGGCACAGGTAGAGCGCAGTAAGATTGGTGAAGAAAGATTCCGTCGTGAGTTTGATTGCGAATTCTTAATCTTCGATGAAACATTAATCAATTCTGTTCGTCTTGCTGAAATGGGAGGGGTTGACCCTATCATGTCCATGGGGCAAACACGTTGGTATAAAGACATCGATCCTAGATGCACATATCTGGTAGCACTTGACCCTAGCTTAGGTACTGGTGGTGACTATGGTGCTATTCAAGTATATGAAATGCCTAGTATGGATCAAGTTGCAGAATGGCATCATAATCTAACTCCAATACAAAGTCAAGTTAAAGTATTACGTGAAATTTGCAAATATATTAACGATCGCGGCCAAGAAAAAGGCGGAGCTCCTCAGATTTACTACAGTGTTGAAAATAACACATTAGGTGAGGCAGCACTGATAGTTATTAGTGATATTGGCGAGGAGAATTTTCACGGATTATTCTTAAGTGAGCCTATTAGAAGAGGTCATATTCGCAAGTTCCGTAAAGGATTTAATACAACACATCGTAGTAAAATCACAACATGTAGCCAATTAAAAAATCTCTTAGAAACGCAAAAGATGAAAATTAGCAGTAAACCGTTGATGTCAGAGCTCAAAACGTTTGTTGCGCACGGAGTAGGTTTTGGTGCAAAAACAGGTGAACACGACGACTTAGTAAGTGCAACGCTATTGATCATACGCATGGCAGATGTGTTAGCAGATTGGGATCCTAAGATCTATGAAAAAATGACAGAAAAAATAACCGAAGATCAGATGCCTATGCCTATCTTCATCAGTACAGGGTTTTGATAAATATACTTATGGACGAAAGAAACAATATAGCAACAGATTTATTCTACAAGATACGTAGCAGATTTTCTGGCCTTAAATTAGGCGCAGAAACTGGCGAAATCACCATTAATCCCGAAGAAGCTCGCTTCTTTGATTTTGACTATATGGAGGGTGAACAACCAATTGGGCATGTTAGTATTAGTCTAGCAGAACATAACAGTATGAAAGTTTACTTTAGCCACGGTATTACAGAGTCAATGGATGATAGTCAAAAGAATAATTGGTATGGATTTTTAAAAGAATTACGTATGTTTGCCAAACGTAGATTATTGAATTTTGACACTAGAGATATCGCTAAAGATAATCTAGACAAGAGAGATTATGCTTTCCTAAGTCAATATTCACAGCCAAAACCAACAACGAACACAGCAGTACAAACCCCCGTCGGAGAAAGTATTATGAGTGAAAGCGCGATGTACGGTACAAAAACCGTAAGCTATCAAAAATTAGAAAACACTAGAATGATTATTAAACATAGTCAAGCAGTTATGGATGATGCTGCTCCTGGTGCTAGAAGTCGTAACATTTCGGGATTGTTTATCGAAAATGCAGACGGAGAAAGATTTAAATACCCATTCATTCATTTAGCTGGTGCTCGTGCTATGCAACGTCACGTGGCTAATGGCGGTAAACCTTACGATCAGATCGGAGAATCAATTATCCGTATGAGCGAAGAAATTGCTCAACTCAAGAGCTTTGGCAATTATGTTGTTCGCAATGATCTTATGAATTCCGACACAAATAATATCGTTGCACGTTCTACACAACAATTAGATAGCTTACGTGAAACAATTAAAGCATTATCAAAACAAAGTCATTACGAAAATTATAGAGAATCATTCCAGGCTTTTGATTCAGGCGAAGTTCCGCAAGACGTAGTAGAAGAGTTTAAAGAAAAATTTACAGTTAAAAACTTTAAAGAAGACATCGCAAGCGTGTTCCCAGTTCTCTATAGATTGATGAAAGAATCTGACACCATCAACTATGATGATATCGTTGCTATGACAGCAGATACTTCCGAAGAATTGGCAAATGAAGATGTAGAGTTAGATACTTCTAGTGATCCATTCTCAGCATTTGAAGAATGGGCTATGAATTTAGGCGAAGTTAGTTCTATTGAAAGCTCAGATCCAGAAGAACAGCAGGCCGCAGTAAAGCAATTACAAGAATTAGTAGGCCAACATTTTCCAGCTGGGGTAGATGGCTCCAATGCGATAGAAAGTCTTAAGGGTATCATAGAAGACCCTCAACTAGAACAAACCATCAAGGCACAAGCTAAACAAGACCCAAACACAGATGCACGTGCAATGGTTAAAGCATGGGTTGAAAATAATGCTCCCGAAACTTTAGAAAATTTAGACTTTGGTGATTATGTTGAAGAACCAGCAGAAGCATTTGATGACAAGAGTGAGATTCCTGCATACAAACGCAAAGCATCTGGAGATTCAGATTGGAAAGTATCACATGACGATCTTGAAAAAGAAAGAACAAAAAATCTAAGCCATCCAGAGAAGGTAGCTAAAGCTCGTGGAGAAACCGATGAGGCAACAGACACAGTAGAAAAAGATGCAGAAGGCAAAGTTAAATCTTGGTCACACGAAGGTGATTGGGAAAAGTCACAAGGTAAAGATCCGCGTGGTAAAGTAACACACTCTAGTGATGTTGCTCAACGAAAAACAGCAGCAATGGCTAAAAATGTTCCTATTAAAGAATTAGCTGAATTTATTATATCATTTTATGATAAAGAATCTGGTACATTCCCTAAAGGACCAGAAGGCATAGCACTAATGGTCGGCAAGAAATTTGGTGAAGATGCTGAAATGGTAGCACGTAAAATGGTAGAAAGATTAGCTCCACAACAATCAACAGAACAAAATCCAGAATTACAAGAACTACTAAGAATCAAAGAATTATCAGGCCTTTAATATTCTACGGTTAAAGAAGTGAAGAACCCGCTACGGCGGGTTTTGTTTTGGCTAAATTTATTTTTAAAATATCATTGACAATGATAAATAAAAAGCGCATACTTAATACTATGCGTAAAAGGCATATTTTATTATTAAAGGCTAATTATTAGGAGGCTTACAATGGCAACTTTAGCAGAAATTCGTGCAAAACTTCAAGAAGCACAATCAAAATCCACAGGACAATCTACTGGCGGTGGAGACAACGCAATTTACCCACATTGGAACATGCAGGAAGGCAAAGAAGCTGTAGTACGTTTCTTACCAGATGGCAATGCAAACAATACATTCTTTTGGGTAGAACGTGCAATGATCAAACTACCATTTGCTGGTATCAAAGGTGAAACAGATTCAAGACAAGTTCAAGTTCAAGTACCTTGTGTTGAGATGTACAATGATGGTTCAGTATGTCCAATTTTATCAGAAGTACGTGGATGGTTTAAAGACAAGAATTTAGAAGAAATGGGTCGTAAGTATTGGAAGAAAAGAAGTTATATTTTCCAAGGCTTTGTAGTAGAAGATCCACTGGGTGAAAAAGAAACTCCAGAAAATCCAATTAGACGTTTTATTATCGGACCTCAAATCTATCAAATTATCCGTTCAGCATTGATGGATCCAGAATTAGAAGAAAGCCCAACAGATACATTGCGTGGTTTAGACTTCCGTATTGCCAAAACATCAAAAGGTGGCTTTGCTGATTATTCAACAAGTAAATGGTCACGTCGTGAACGTGCTATGAGCGACACTGAACAAGCGGCACTTACAACTAATGGTTTGTACAATTTGTCAGACTTTCTTCCTAAGAAACCAACAGATGTTGAATTAAAGGTTATCAAAGAAATGTTTGAAGCATCAGTTGACGGCGAACCGTATGATCCAGATCGTTGGAGTCAATATTTCCGTCCAGCAGGATTAAGCCAACAAACTGGTGATCCAAACAGACCAGCAGCAGTGGCAGCAGTAGCAATAGCGCCTGCGGCTAGTGATGACTTTGATAGTGAACCAGCGGCGGCTCCTGCTACACAAGCAGCACCAGCGGCGGCAGCAAGTGCAGATGGCGCAAGTAAAGCGCAAGACATTCTTGCTATGATTCGCAATCGTCAAAAATAATAATAATGAGACAAGGGTGCGAGGAAACTCGCACTCTATTCTAAAGGTACAACTATGACTAAAGCATTTGATATTTCTAAATTTAGAAAGTCAATTACTAAATCGATCGAAGGGCTTAGTATTGGCTTCAATGATCCTACTGATTGGGTGAGCACAGGCAACTATGCTCTAAACTATCTAATTAGTGGTGATTTTAATAAAGGTATTCCACTTGGCAAGGTAACAGTATTCGCCGGCGAATCTGGTGCAGGCAAATCGTTTATTTGTTCAGGCAACCTAGTTAAGAACGCACAAGCACAAGGCATTTATCCTATCTTAATTGATACAGAAAATGCACTTGACGAAAAATGGTTAGAAGCATTGGGAGTTGATACAAGTCCAGACAAGTTATTAAAACTTAACATGGCAATGATTGACGATGTGGCAAAAACCATTGTTGAATTCATTGCAGAATACAAAACAATGGATGAAACAGATCGTCCAAAAGTATTGTTTATTGTTGACAGCTTAGGTATGCTGTTAACGCCAACTGACGTTAATCAGTTCCAAGCAGGTGATATGAAAGGTGACATGGGTCGTAAGCCCAAGGCACTAACAGCACTTGTTCGTAACTGCGTTAACATGTTTGGAGCATATAACATTGGTATGGTATGTACCAATCACACATACGCAAGTCAAGATATGTTTGATCCAGATGATAAGATTAGTGGTGGGCAAGGATTTATCTATGCCAGCTCTATTGTTGTTGCTATGCGTAAACTCAAACTTAAAGAAGATGAAGATGGTAACAAGATCAGTGAGGTAAAAGGTATTCGTGCTGCCTGTAAAGTTATGAAAACACGCTATTCTAAACCGTTTGAAAGTGTACAGGTTAAGATTCCTTACGAAACAGGTATGAATCCTTACAGTGGTTGTACTGATCTGTTTGAAGCCAAAGGTATGCTCAAGAAAGAAGGTAACAGTCTTGTTTATACAGTACATTCTACTGGTGAAGTTATTAAACAATTCCGTAAAGCGTGGGAACGTAATGAGGAAGGTAGTCTAGATAAAATCATCAATGACATTTCAAATCATGGCGAAATTCTTCAATCAGAGATAACTAATAATACAGTTGAACCTGAAACGGAGAGCGTAGAATGAAAGACGATTTAATTGCCGATCTTTGGCATGTGATAATTGAACACATTCCAGAAAAACACAGACAAGATGTAGCTTCAGATTTTGTTAATACTTTATTAGATCATGGTATTAAAGAATCAGTACTTGAAGAACTTATCGGTGTTGATCCACATCTAGATGAAGCTATCGAATATTCAAT